TGTTTGTACACAAATATTTAAGCAAAAAAAAGAGGGCCGAAGCCCTCTTTCTTAGTGCGGTTTGGATTACGCGCCTTGTGAGCCGTAAACTCCACGCCAATCAGAAAAGCCAAAAGAGTAACGCTCTCTTGCCTTATATCTGATGTTACCAGTGCTGAAGTCTGGCTCCATAGAAGTTTCCATCGCTGTACGCTGGAACATCTTCAAGCCTTCTCCTGCCTCGGTAACCGAAGTCAACAAGAAGAATGCGTCAGGGTCAGTCAGATAGTGATTGACCGTGTAACCACCGGGAAGTACCCCAGTGTTCGCAATCGCGTTGATATCGTTGTCAGCAGTACCAGACCTTCCGGGGCTGTTCAGAATCCTGTCAGCAACGAAAACAAGCTGTGGTGGAACCACAAGTTTTGTTGCGTTAACAGAGATAGTCAGTCCGCGATCGTCCGTAAACGTGCTGATGTCAATCAAAGCATCTTCGAGGCTAGTCTCATTTAGGTCGGCCATTGTACTAGCCCTATTAGCAGCACTGCCGCCGCCTGCTAAGGGGTGCGCTGTGTTGATCAGAGAAACTCCATCACCACCAGTGAAGCTTGATGAGAATGCATTGTTCAATACATTTGCACCTTTTACTTCTTTGGTGTTCGCCATGGATCTAGCGAGGGCTTTGGTATATCGCTTGCCGAGAGAGTCATAAAGATTATCTTCTTGCGCCTCTTCCGTTAACGCGAATGCCAACGCTACCGTTTCATGAGTGTATCGAGCGCTGTAAGACTCTGAAGCGTTGTCAAATGACACGCCAGCGCCTTCAGTTTTAGTTGGTGCGCCACCGAATCCAGTTATCAAAACTTCTTCCTCGAAAGCTCGATCTGAAGTTTCTTGACTGAAAATAGCCGCGTACTCAGCGTCATACTGGTCATAGGAAAGACCAAACAACGCATTTAATCCGGGTTCTAGCTCTTTAGCTAGCGCCGATCTTGAAATCGCCATTGGTTATCTCCTTACGCTAGGCCAGCAGAACCTTGACCCATGATGTGGTTTTGAATAACCACATAAACATTGGTGTTGGTCGCGCTAACGTCATTGTTGTTGGGATCTTCCGAAATATCAATTGCCTTAAATGGAAGAGTGTTTGTGGTAGCACCAGTTGAAACAGCAAGTTCCATATTGGACCTGCCTGAGCTGGTGTCACCTGTGGTTGATTGATCGACTGCATCGAAGTTGCCGAAGAGGTCGGCCACTGGAAATGCAGCGTTTCCTTGTATTTCAAAAACCACGTTGGGGTCATCAATTACAAAAGCTATAATGTCATCAGCAACAATGCTTGCTGGGTAATAGTTCTTGTATACCTGTTCTCCTGTGGTGGGGTCCGTGTATTGCACACCATTAAAAACACCAACTAAAGGTACAGTTGAGCTTGCGCCAACTCGTTCGATAGTTCCGCCGGTTACCTGCTTTACAGTGTCGCCTTGGAAGATTTTGGTGCCATAGTTACTGGCTATGCGATAACGAGATTGGCCACCGCTGTATGGTGCGCCTCCCATCATCTTAACAGGCTTTAGTCCAAATGCAGCGTCTTTATTCGCCATTTGTTAAACTCCTATCGTTTTCCAAAAGTTACTTTAGTGGATCTTTCTGGATCATACTTGACATAACGATTGTCTCCGCGAGTCTCATTGAACATAGTATTGTCAAGCGCGTCATTCGCATCTTGAGTTTTACCTTCGTAATAAGCACTTCGCTCTTCAACCATGTTTTCAGGTATTTCAGCCAAAAGTAATCCCTGATTAAAAATCACACCTGAATGACGTCCTTCGTCAACACAGTCCATGTAGTCTTGCCATTCTTCAGGAAGATCCTCTGCTCTGACGAGCTTAAACCCTTCCCTCAAACGTCTAGATACATTACTCCTGTCTTCTGAACCAAGCATAGATTCTCTAATCCATCGATACCGGAATCCCGGTCTGTCTGGCGGAGCCTCTAATTGCCTTCTGGGCGTCCAGTGTGTTTGTCGAGTAGATTTATCGTGATTCTCGGAGTCACGGGAACTTCTGGTTGTCATTTTGTTTTCCTCTTGAGTTGTCATTTTAAGAAGCCTGTCTCGCTTCGATCTTTTGCTTTTCACGGGCTACAAGCTGTAACCACTGTTCATCGCTCATATCGTGCGGTTTCATGCGTCTTGCGTTTTCCAACTCGGAGGAGGTAAACCTGACACCATTCTTCTTAGCTTGTGTTTTTTGTCGACCCCCAGCAGGGGCAGAAGCAACTCTTTGCACAGGTGGGTTGCTATTCTCTTGCTCGACCTCCTCATCTGCTTTCTGCAAATGAGGATGATACTTGTAAACTCTGTTAGTTAGTTCTTCAAAATACTCTTCTGTATCCGCCTCGTAGCCTTCATTAACCAGCTTGTAATGGTTAAAGAAAGCCCACTCAGATGCTTCCTTGTCATATTCAGGATGATCTGAGTTTTCATCTCCGTACCAAGCATTCTTGGCATGCCAATCTTTTGCGCGTTGAGAAGGCTGCACTGGTTGCACAGATTGTTGTTGCTGTGGCGCTGCCTGATAGTTTTCTTCAGGCAGAACTTGTTGAGCTTCTTGACCTTCTCTGCTTCGAGCGACTCGTAGCTTTTCTTTTTTAATTTCCAGCTTGCCTTGAAGCTTGGTCGCTTCTTTCATCATTTCGGCATCGCCGGAATCAACTGCTCGCTTATAAAGATCATCAGCCCTTTGCTCTTCGGACTTCATGTTCTCTTCTTCTTGAACCAGCATGGCCGATCGGTTGATCTGCTGTTGGCGCCTCATGTTTTCGTTTTCGGCCTGAACCTGCGCCAACTGATTTGCAAGCATTGCGTTTTGTTGCTCGACGTCTCTGGTCTTTTGATTAAGCTTGTTAATCCTTTTGCTTACACCTTTAGTATACCGATCCAGCTCGTCTTCGCTTGACTCAGGCGCTGCAACTTGACCGTCATCCTCGATCGATACTTCTAGTTGCTCCTGCTCTTGTGCGTTATTTTCAATCATTTATAGACTCACAATATCTTCGGGATCCAATATGGTGGCGATTACCTCATCATCATTAATAATCCTGCACTCGCCTCCATCGCCCAGCTTGAACCGAGCGCCGGAATATCTGCCAATCATCACCCACTGCTTTTCTTCGCACCAGCGCTTGCCTCCGAATCTTTTTTCGTCCGCATAACAATCTGGCCCCATTTTCACAACAAGGGCAACCACAGTGGCTAAGCCTTCACGATTCAGCGTGTCTTCAGTTAGCAAGATCCCGCCTTTCGTAGTTGGCTTCGGTCGGAAAGGTAGAACCAGCATACGCCAGCCCGTTGGCTGGGGCATTCTTTCAACTAACGATTGATCCAGTAAAGACGGGTCTACGACACGCTCTTCGGGGTCAACATATGCTGCGCTAATATCTATCGGTTCTACTTTTTCTTCGCTCATGACTGCCTTTTGATGTATTCCTTTATTTCACCTTCGATATAATATAAAGAATTCAATTCGCCTTGCAAATATTTATACATTTCCATATTTTCTAAAGAGCCGGACATCAAAGTCTCTTGAATGCGCTCTTTCCGCTCTTCTATCGATCTTTTAACATGATCGACAAAGTCTATGCTGTCCAAGGCTAGTCTTTCGGCATCACAAAGTTTAAGCCGCGAGTAGCAGCGCCGCCGCCACGCGCCTTCATAACGATACCGCCTTTCGCCATCCCTTTGACGCCTCGACCTTTAAGAATGTCGGCTTGGGTTATCTTTCCGTCCTTATTAAGATCTGGAAATGTTTTTCCTTTTTTGGCTTTGCCCATTTTAGTCCTCGGTGCGTTTTTAGTAAGTTTGCTGAACTGCGATCTTCCTAAAGTCATTAACTAGACTTCTTTTTCGCTGGCTTCTTTTTCTTTGGAGCCGCCTTAACTTTAGGCTTTTCTTCAACGGCCTCTTCTGCTTCAGGCTCAGGCTCAGGCTGAGGCTCAGGCTCTGAAACAGGGTTACCAGCAATCCTTGCTAGTTTCCTAGCAATCCTTTCATTGTTTTCAGCCTCTTTTTTTGCAGCTTTCGCATTTGCTTCAGAAAGAGCTAATGCTTCAGCTTCTCGCGCCAAAGCTTTCTGCGCCTTGAGTTCTTTTTGCGCCTCTCGAATGTAACTAGTCGTCATTTATTGTCCTCGGTTTTGACCAATCTCTAATAGTTTCAAATCTTCTTGCTGCTGTAAACGGTCACGCGCCAAGCCAAGCTTGTCATCGGCTATGTTTTGCTGAGTAAAAATCCTTTGATTGTCAATTGCAACGTCTTGCGCTTTTTCAGCAGCTCTTGCAGCTTGCTTTTGAGCAAACTGGTTTTGATCTTGGTCTAGCTCTTTATCTCGTAACGCAAGTTCTTGCTGTCTGATTGCAACCAGCGGATCAGCATCAGAAGATCCTTGACCGATTGATTGCAAGAACTGAGCAGAAAGCTCTGCCATAATTGGAGAAGCGTATTGATCTATGATCATCTGCATCTGCATCTGTAATTGCTGAGCTTCCACAGGCGTAACCTGTTGCATTTGCATTTGCGCTTGTTGCATTTGTGCTACCACCTCTTCAGGCAATTGCTGCTCTGCAAGTTGTGCAGACAAAAACTGCAAGTGCTGCATACAGTGGGAAATGATACCAGCCTGAATCAGAGGGTTTTCTTTAACCACTTGAGTCAAGAACAAGCTTTTGTGAGCTTGAATGTGGGCCTCATGATTTTGCTCAGGAAACGCCTGAGCTGGTTGACCCAACAGTAAACT